CCCATATTTTATATATAGATAATCATTATCTTTAAAAGCATATATTCTTTTTCTATTAAATATACCATTACCTTTATATAACATATCATTTTTACTAACATAATTTAATTTATTAGATAACAATTTGGTACCCGAAACATATCGGATACCATCTGAAAGATTATATTGTATTGTTCTAGGTATTGTTTTTTTACTTCTTAATAGAGTTTTATTAACAATACCTAATGTATTTTCATTGTCTATTACCTCCATCTCTATATTATATAAACTTTGTAATTCATTGTGCTGAGGAGGTCTAATTTGATTATATTCTCTTTTTAACCACAATGCTCTTTGTTCATTTATCCAATATATAATTTGTCTGTTATCTATTTTGTTAGTTGCTGGTATTTTATTTGTATATAAAATAGATTTAATATTTTGTATTAATTCTGGTAATTTCATAATTTTTTTAGTTTAAATAGTTGTAGCATGATATGCATTTTGCCAACCATATACTCCATTATTATCAATACTCCATACTTGTAAAGACTGTGTTTCGTATGCACCATGATCGACTCTTATAAACCTCATTCTTCCTGCATGTTCTATTCCCCATCCTGTTGTATCTTCTGTATCATCTTCAAATTTAAAATGTTGAGGTTGTAATATATAAGTATCTTCATTTAATATAACATTATTATTTTCTACTTTAGTAGGAGTTGGTGCAAATATAAGTCCATCATTAGTTGTATTTATAACAATCATCGGATTTAAAGGATCTGTTGTACCTGTACCTTCAACATATGTTGATGGAGTATCCGTTAATCCTATAAATGTGTTATTAACTAAACTTTGTGGATCAACAAATTCTAGTCCATCTTCTAATGTATTTACACTAGGTACAAATGTAGCATTTCCTGTATATGATGTATCTACAACATCATTTAATTCTAAAAATGTATCGTTGATAAATTCTACAAGAGTTCCTGCGTTATTTACCTTAAGTCTTGTATTTGATACAAGTACATCATCAACATCATTTAATTCAACAATACTATCATCAACAAATATTAATGAATTTCCTGTAGGATCAACTTTAACTCGATGATTGATTGTATAAGTTGTAGGAGTATCGTGTAAATTTAAAAATGTAAAATCTATAAATTCTAATGCATCCATTAATGTATTTACAATAGGTACATAACCTGCAAATCCAACATATGAATTAGGAGTATCTGTTTGTGATAAAAATGTACAAATACAACTCTCAGGATCTTCATTATTATTACCAAATGCTAATGTTGGTCCAAAATCATACCATTCATTACCATCATATGCTATTAAATGATGTCTAACACCTCTATATGTAGCTGGTAGATAATCTACTCCTATTACTAATTGATCTATAGTAAGTTGTGCACTTCCAGTTGTTACAGTAAATTTATTCCAACTATTAGGATCACTTCCAGAACCTATAGGTGCTCGTAACACAAAAGAATTTGATGTTTGATTTAAAACAGTACATCCTACGTCTCCACAAGAAGAACCAATATTATTTATTAATCCTATTACAACTTCAGAGGTTGTATCACCAGCTACTACATCATAAGCTGCATAAAATTCATCATTTAACCATATTTCATGTCGATCCCCATCTACTCCTGCATTTACAACTGTAATTAAACATTCTGCTAGTACTTCCTCTATCCCTGCATCACATCTACATCCTGTAATTCCGTCTCTATTACCTCTTTCCTCATAACCTCCATCTGTATTTAAATCACAACATTGTTGAACACATGTTATTGTACAAATTGAAGTATGTCTTCCATCTGTCCTTTCATCTTCTCTAACAATTAAATAATAAGGATTATATTCTGTTATATTAGAAGTTTGTTCTATTTCAGTTATCAAATCAATATCTAAATTTAATATAGGTACGTCGAATTGAGCCTTAGCATCATTTATTGCGGTCATTATCGCATTTTGTGACATTCCTTGTTCAGTTTCCCAAGGTTCTACAGGAGAAGAATCATCTATTATTAACCAATTTCTAAGACTATATAATGCCTTAGAGATAGCTAATACTGTGCTACCAACATCATCACTACCATTTTCTGATATATAATCTATTAGTGTATTACTATTAGTTAATATGTTCGCATTAAATGTATGTACAACAGGTATTGACGGAGTGGTATCTCTAGTATTATATTCTAATCTCAATTGTTTTGTAATACCATCTCCAGCAGTTATAAAATCAAATGTCATTGAACTAACATCAATTAAATCTTCTAAATTATCATCTGTTAAAAAATGTTCTGCTATATTAACTGCTAAATTAATATCTATTACATAACCAGCATCACCTATATAATAAGGTCCTCCTACACTTGGATCAAAAGGTTTTTCCCCTTCTCCTCCTTGCCAATCTCTTAGTACTAAATGAACTTTATCTCCAACAAGAACGGTACCTAATATTGGAGACCATCCTCTATCAAATTGAAAATTAATATCTTCATTTAATCTTCTTGATGATATATGTGGATCAAATGGATTTTTGTTATTTATTAAAGCCATAATATTCTTTGTTAATAATTTTTGTTATTGTGTTTAATATATTTTGATAATTATTATCTTCTAGTAAATTCATATCTTTATTATAAAAATCATATTCTAATAATAAATCTAATCCTTCAGATAAGAACCACATTTGATAATTAAATTGTTTTCTTTTCCAATCACCATCTTGTATATTATTATATTGTTTTAATACAAAACTACTAATATCATTTGTTAAATTAGTCTTATCATAATTTATTAAAAAAGGACTTGTCATATTATTGGATTTAATGATTTATAATCTATAATTATATTTAATAATTCATAGGCTCTATCAGTATTACCAATTTCTATTGATGCTAAAAAAGATTTATATAAAGCGTCAAAATATATATTACGTTGCATAAACAATTCCATATCTGTTTGCCATCGTTGCTCAATTTTATTAAATTCTGTAAAATTATTAGCTAAATATTCAAATATTTTAGCTCTATATATTTCAGTCTGTTTATAAGAAAATTCTGTAAAATCATCTAATATATTATTTTCCTCAGTAGAGAATACTATTTTACCATGAATATTCCAATAACTTTCAGGTACCTCTAAAGTTTCATAACCAAAGTCTTCCCTGCTTATCATAAAATTTAAATCTTTTTGTAATACATTTGGAGTATTCCATAAAAAATTATTTCCTCTATGTACCCCAATATTCCATTTAATAGAATCTAATAACGACCCCTCTATTACTTTTATATAAACATTACTTCCAGTTGTAGTTGTTTCTGCACTGATATAATCTCCATTATTTATAAATAATATTTCAAGAGAAGAAAATTCTACATTTAAAGCATCTACCATTGCGTCAGTATCTGGATAAATATTTTTAAATTCAGCATTATGTTGTACTTTATTAACCTCTAAAGATAAATTTTTAGTGTTAAGATATTGAGTACAATCTAAACCATCAAATGTTCCATAGGCAGTTATCTTTGCTTTTTTACTATCATCAAAAATATAAGTTTTATTATGATTTAATTCTGGTCCAGAAAATGTAATCCTGATCTCTATTAAATCCTCTATTAATGGTCTTGTATTACCGTCACACCTATTAGTTGCATCATATACAATCCAATCAGTATATCTATTTTGAATTAATCCTAATTTAAATCCTTTAGCCATGATTAATTATTTTTTTGTTTATATATATTATATTCACTATCATTAATTGGAAGTCCTTTATATTTAACTCCTATAAAATGACCATTATATTTTTCTCTATATACTAACTTATTAAAATCATTTTTAGTATCTGCCAATAATAATCTTAATGTATTAAATATAGCAATTGATTTTTGCATTTTAAAAGGATGCATATCGTTTGAAAAACTAATTTGTTTAATCTCTGTTAAAAATTGTTGAACTTTTTCGTCGTGAACTTTTGTAATTCTATCTATTACTAACTTAGGTATATCATTTTCAATCCATTCATTATTATAACTATCTACTGTATTACTAGCCCATTTTAAAATTTTATTTTGTAATTGTAAATTAGAATAATTACCATTCTGTAATTCTTTTGCTAATACCTCTCCTTGTCTTTTCCAACAATTAAATTTAATTTCGAGAGCATCTACAAATACTTGTCTATTTTCAACGGGAGTCCAAGATTTTAAACCTCTTATACTTAAGACTAAATCAGTAAATAATGGGTGGTCTATCAGTTTAAATTTTTTTGTTTTATAAGCTAAATACCACTTTTGGATACTCCCTGTTATAATTGCCGATAATATCGGCAATGCTACTAATAATAATTCTTTTATTTCATTACTCATTTTTTTATTTTTTTTTATTTTTCAATTATATTATATTCTATTATTATTCATTCGATATTTTAATGAAAATACATCAATAAACCAATCTTTATTATGTGGTAGAGATGTTCCTGTAAAATCATAATATTGCCCAAAACCACAAGTTACTTTTTCATTTTCACTGAATGTTGCTCTATTTGCTGTGTGTACAAGTATATTATCAACAATGAAATGGATACCTAAACCATTTGGTGGTAATCCTATTTTTAACGAATGCCATTCATCTTCTAAAAAATCAATGCCTGTATCGTAATCAGTTGTTGTACCAGCATTCTTAGTTATACAATGAACTCTACCTTTTTCGCTTCCCTCAGCAATTAATTGAAAATATACACTATTGTTTGATTGATGGAATTGAACATTATCTACCCAACCAAAGTAATAGTTTACATCTGCTGTTGAGAATGCGTTTCCATTTGGTTTAACAACACCTTCAATTATAATTCGTTTATTTGATATGTTAAACATATCAGTACCCATTGTAGTTGATGTTCTACCATCTGCTGTTGCACCACCATTCAACCTTTGAATTAATAAACCTGGATGTTCACCATCAACATCAGCACTTGATGAAACTGTTGTTCCATTAGCATTACCCTCTCTCCAATTAAGTAAACCGTCATCACTACCGTTTATAAAATCATCTGTTAATGTTTCTTCAAATTTTACTTTTGCTTGTGTATATAATGAATTTGAGAAAACTCCTATTTTTTCTAACATAGCACTATTACCATCATTAGTAGAATAGAATTGGAACATTGTAACACCATAAGGGAATTGTCCTATCCAATCATCACCCTTTTCATCAATGAAATAGAAGGCATTTTCAACTTCTATTGTAACATCAATTACATTTTCATCATCATATATTTCCCAATTAGGTGAATAGCAAGTGATAAGGTTAGAGCTTTCATCAAAACTTTTAACTTTTAATCCTGCTAAATTATTATTCTCATAGGCAAAGCCATCTAAATTAATAAATGATTTTCTACCAGCATCCGCTCTCAAAACACTCCAATCAAAAGTTCCATCTTTTATGTAAAGTTCTATTTCTCCACCACTTTGATAAATTGATACTTCTAAATATTTAAATGTATCTTTATTACCCCATCTTACAAATCTACCGCCGACTCCATCTTGACGTATTTGTACTTTATATGATTGACCATTAACTACATTTGTAGGCATATTTATTCTTGTCATAGGTCTATCAAGGTAAATATCAAAGAAGTTAGTATTATCTAAACAATCTAAATCTATTACATCTCCAGATAACCCACTATCTACATTAACTTTAAATGCTTTGGTTTTTATTCCTAATTCATCATCAAATATATCATACCATGTTGTACCATTATACATTTGATATGTTGCTGTATCAGAATTATATATTTTATATCCATTATCAACCGTAAGATTATCCCTCTCGATTGTTGTAACTATCGGATATGGTATTGGTTGTACATACTTATTACCTTCACAATATAATTCCCCTTGCATTTTTGATTTTTCTCCCATAATATTATGTTAATTTAGTTTCCAACCATATTTTAGTACCCAAAAATGGCTGTATGATCGGTTGGTCATCTGGACTAATAGTTGGTGTATAAAGGGTCATTACTTTATCTCCGTCATTAGTTGAATAGAAACCATAATTATTAGTTCTCTCATTATTAATAATTGTTCCTATCGGCGATAAATCACCTTCTGCATTAATAGGCTGTAATTCTTTAAGTATGAAAGAATTTAAAATTGTAATACAATAATTTCTGTCCTGATACAACCAATTTTGTTTATTTTCCGATATTTCCCAATTCTCTTTATCTTTAAGAGTGTTGAGTAACGCTGTTAAATAAATTTTTAAAATATTGTCTTCGATACTTAATGTATTATCTGCTAATATGGATAAATCAATATCATTGAATACTTTTGATTTTTGTTCTTTTAAAAATTTAACTACTTCGTTTCCATCAGAATCAAATACTATTTGTTCGTATTCTGAATAAACAATTCTTTTTTGATTAATATCTATTTTATTAGACAATATTTTATGCCCTGTTATTCTATTATTTAATTGCATATTATTTTGTTTTATATTAAGTTATTTGCTACTAATTGTGTATTCGTACTTCCAACATAACCTATCGAAGTTAATGTTCTATTTCCTATTAATGTTGTTTTATCAGCTGTTGGATTTACTGTAATTGTTCCATTTTCAACAAAAGAATTTTCAATTGTTACATTATCAGCATCTATAGTCACATCATTTTCAAAAATACAATTTTTGAATGAATTGTTATCTCCGCTTATTGTTATATTTCCTGTAAAAGTTACTTGTTCAAAAACATTATCGTGAACACCACCACCGCTTGTCCAATTACATAATTCAGCATTTAATACTGTTCCTTTTTCAAAACGTGAATGATTACACATTCTAAAATATTTAATTTCAAATAACCTTAAAGAAAAATTCATATTTGAAACGACAAATCCTTTTGGTATAATAACATTAACATTTTCATTATATAAATTTAAGTTAATATCATCTGGGCAATAGAATTGATGTAAAGGATTATGGTAAATACAACCTCCGCTTGAGGATAATGCGTGATAAAGATTGCCATAGAATCTCATGTTTTTAAATGTTACATTATTACTGATACCTCCTAATACTATTCGTACATCACTACCTGTAGAATATAAGTCAATGTTTTCATAAGAAAACCTCATATCAATTCTTGTAATACTCCCTCCATTTGTAATAGTTATTTTACTATTTTTAATAAATGAATTAGGTCGGGGAGTATAAAAAAGATAAGACGAACTCGTTGTTCTTGCAGACTTATATATAATTTCACAATTGTTTATACGAATTATACCACTTTGAATAACAAAATCATCAGTTACATCTCCCTCAAAAGTTAAATCATCTAATTGAAATATATTTGAACTTGCATTTATACTAACTTCTTTTGCTAATGTTAGTTTATATTTATTTTGTCCATTTATAAATAGATTACTTGACAATAAAAAAGTAGTAGTTTCTGTAACATCAGATATTAATTTTAAATGCTCTTTTCCGTCTTCTAAAGCTAACCTTATACCGTCAATAGCTGGATAATCTCCATCTGTTCCTACTGTGACATCATATTTTTCTAAATCTGGATTATTTATTTTTTGAATCCCTCTTTTTAATAAAGGATTATATTTATTGTTTAATGACATAGTTTACCAAGTTAAAGTTTCAAATTCTGCATAAACAAGTATTGTTCTATCTCCCCAATTAGTTAAAAAATCAGAACTACCATTTGCATATTTATATTCACCATTTATAGTATCTATTTGCATAATATACCAATTACCATCTGTTGCAGTAAATCCATAATATTCTGTAGTTGTTGAACTATCATCTCTTGATATAGCATATCTTGCTAATCTATCCTCTTCTTTCGTTATTACATTTAAACTACCATCAGAATTTATTGTTAGTAAATTATTTCCATCACCTATCCTCACGCTATCAAAATTTGTACCTGACGCACTCAATTGAACATTCAAATCTCCTGCTGTAATATTAATATCTCCAGCAGTACTTGTTATTTTAACAGGCAATGGTGTATTGTTGCTAGGAGTAACACTATCCTCTATTACATTTGTGATTGTTCCATCTTTGTCAAATTGAACAAGTGAATTTAAACTTGTACCATTGACAGTAGTCGTCAACAAATCAAGTGCAGAATTAACTAATAAAAGAGTTGGTTCTGTCGCTAATCCACCTGGAGGAGGTGGTGGTAATCCATCTGAAATTTGTTTTAATAATCTTACAACCTCTTGTAGAATAATAGTATTATCTATATCATCATTTTTGTATCTTATCATAATGTTGTTTGTTGTTTATAAAAAAAAGGAAAGAAAAGAAACATTCTATACAATTCTTCCCTCTCCTTTTATATGTAATAATATTAAATTATAAATACTATGTTAAGTTACTTGCTTCAGTATAAGTTGTTGAAGTGTTTGCGGTTAACCATGTATCTAAAGCAGTTGCTACTCCCATATTTGTAGGATTTGCTCCTGAATCATCACCTTGAGTATTTGTAACTGGAATAGCTACATAAACAGTAAATAATGATTTTGGAGTTCCTGAAATTTGGGTTGTACTATCGTCAAATCCTTTAATCACCAAAATATCATAGTCAATTCCTTGTTCAAAGTAACGTTTACGACTTGGCATTAAATGATCTGTATGTGATGTTTGACCATCATAATCTTGTACTTCCCATTCCATTTGGGCAACTTCTTCCCATTCACCATTACCTAATGAAGCATATGAAGCATAAGTAATAGGAGTATCTGTAAACCCTGGAATTACAATATCAAAATCAGTTACATTATATGTAAATTTATTATTTTCAGCATCAAATATTTTTTCGTTTCCTGAGAGTTTAATTCCCCAATCTCCTATTGTTGCCGTTGTAACAATTGTAGGTGTACATGTACAAGAAGTTCCTTGATAAGGCACCTCTAGATAAATACTATTTCCATTAACACTTGTAACGTAATATGTTTCTGTAGTATTAACTTTAATAAATTTACCTGCAACAATACCATGAGTACCTGCCGCAATAGCTACTTTACTTCCTTCAATAAAATCAACCGCTGCTGATGCTGCTGTCGTTGCTGAATTAGTAACCATTTCAACTTTTACAAACCCGTCAATATCATTATAAAAATTATTTACTCCATTTTTAACAAGTTTTCTCGCAATTGTAGATTGTGCAGTACTAACACTTTCATTATAATATGAGAATAATTTATGCGTATTATAAGTATCTTCATAGTGGTCTATTAAATCTAATTTCTTAACTCTAATTTCATATTGTTGTCCTGCTAAGAAACTATTATTTTCTAAACAACCTGAAGTTCCGTTAAAACCTACATAAATTACTTTTTGTACTTTACTTGCATGAGCAGTAACTTTGTAAAAAGTTATATTATCATAATTTAAAGTTGGCGAACTATAAAGTCCTGTATTCTTTAATTGTGATATTTTAATATTTTTAACTCCTGTATAAGTTTCGGCAGCATCTGTAATAAGTTTATTATTTAATCCAGAAACTACAACTTCTCCTTCTTTAATATAAGTCATAGAAGCAGGGTTTGTAATAGTAGTGGCCTGTCTAGCAATATTTTTTGCTACAAAAGCATACGTAACATGATTAGCTGATAATTGTGCCATTTAGTTAGTTTTTGTGTTTGTGTTATGGATTGCAATTTGTGTTTTTTGCGATCCTATTGAACCCAAAGCTAATTCAACTGCTTTGAATACAATATCATTGTGTATAATTTCATCTAATTCACAATTAATTTGTTGACTAGGGTCTAATATATCTACAACTATTTCTCTTGGACGTTTTAGATAAGAGAAATTCCATCTCATAAATTCATATCCTTCCGGTAAATAAAATTTTACAAATTTATGATCATCATCCTCTGTTCTTTTTTCAAGACTTCTATAAATTACTGTAATATCTGGTTTTTCAAAAGGATTTTTTAATATATTATCTAAATTGTCTTCGTTTATATTTTTAACATGAATATTCCTTATAGTATTTTTATCTTGTAATTCTGTTTTTAATTTAATATCAACAGTGTCACTTCCTAATAATAACAGTACTTCTTCTAATAATTCAATCATAACCGAATTATTATTTGTTATTAAATCATTTGATATGATTTCTGTATTACTTTCTAGTACACCATTATAATTAATAGTTTCCCAATAATTTGTTAGTTTATTAAACCATGTTGTAGCAGAACGTTTTAAATTATTTAATTCCATATCTCTTTTTGAAGATGTCTCAAATCCTTCTTTAAATCTATTTCTAAGAGGATAAAAATTTTCTTTAATTATTAAATCTTGAGATAAATTCAAAAATCTCATTACTTCAATATCATCAAACCCCATCTCTTGAGCTGATGCTCCATCATATAATTCTTTAAATAAATTTCTCATACTATTTGCTACCATAATAAATTATATTTTAGATTTTTCAATAAGTTTCTTTATTTCAAGAACACCTATACCATTTTCTGGAGAAGATAACCATTCTAGCATAGATAATCTATTATTGGCTAGTAAGTCTCCATTAACATCATAAAATTTATTTCTACGAATTACAATTGCTCTTGCTCTTAATGATTTAGCTAATAGAATTTTTAAAGTAATATCTTCATCGTTAATTAGTTCATATAAATTATATACTCGTTGACTTTCAATCGCATCTATTACAATATTAACTACTTCCTCTAATGTTTGATCTTTATTTGTTCTTAAATTCATAACATATAACATATCTCTTAAATAACTTTTCTTATTCTCGTTTTCTGTAAGCCATGCATAACATGCTGCATATTCAGGTGTATCATCTTTTTCTTTTATTGAATTAGCTACATTAGGTGCAGTTAACAACAATTTATATGCAATAAAATCATGAGGATTTGATAAATTAAATACTCTTTTCAAACTAGACATTTCTGAATTATTCTTTTTAATTTTAAATGAATAATTCTTCCAAAAATTATCTTTATGATACACATTAAAATCTTCTTTTAATTCTTTTTCTAAATATTCTCGTTCTTTATAATTTAAAGGGTCTACGTAATTACCATGTTGATTTCTATATATAGTCCAGGCATTAAATGCTCCAGTATATAAAAATAATCCATCATGATTAGTACTCCCCATAAATGATTTTTGTCTTACTATTGGAAGTAAGGTTACCTTTTTATCAGGTAACATAAAATTTAAACTGGTACTCCCCTCATTTTGAGGGATTGTACCAATATTATTAGATTTCTTTTTTACAGCCATTTGCTCAGTAATTTATTTTAATTTAATTTGTTTATACAATAATTGAAGGGATAAATTCTACAATTCTTGTTGGATCAACAACAACTGCTCCTTCTTTATCCATTAACATCATATCATAACCATCAACTTTAGAGGCTACTTTCTTCATTCTAGTTAATCCACCTTTTTCAAAAGGATCTCTTAAACCAGGGATATAAGCATATTGAGGTTCAAAGTTTTTAATTCTAATTTTATGAATATTAGGTTCTGTTTTTGAACCAACATCCATGATAGTTAATCTACGACTTTCTGCTGGTCCACCATCTGGATGTTGTAATATGTTAAGAACTGGATCATCATAATGATCAATATGCATAAACGATACTTTAATACCATTGATTGTAGCAAATCCTCGGAATTGTCCAAATTTAACTTTAATATCATTATCTGTCCAGCTAAATCCTCGCCCAGTAGTATCATTTAACCATTTATAGTCATTTGCTGATAAATGTTCTGAAATCATATCATGTAACATTGCAAGACCATATTCACCTGTACCTATTACAAAATGACGATCTCCCATTGTTTTACGACCAATAGAAATTTCTAAAAGAATAGAACGTAATTGTTTAAATGTTAATTTATCGTAGGCAAACTTATTAGTAGCTGAAATTTGACCTCTAATACCTAAACCGCTTTCAATAACATTGCCAGAACTTCCTTTCATTGTAGAAGAACCATCTTGTCTTAAAGTAGATTGACCATAAAACGTCATTCTATTTTTACGTTTTTTAAAATCTGCAATGAATTTATAATCTAATTCAGGAATCCATGCTTTTCTAACTTGGTTATCTTCACCTAAAAATCCAAATAATAAAGGTTTATTTTTACCTTTATCAATCATCTCTCCAGCAACGGTATGTTCCATTCTAAACATAGATATACGATTCTGCATTGTAAAAGGAGAACTGAAAGAAATATCTGCTCCATCTTTGGATAAATAACGTTCTGATAAACCATAAGATAATGCCCATCGAGAACCTTTCTCAACTTCATTTAAAGGAATAAAGAAACTATCATCACCTGTTACTAATTGAAATTCATATCTAAAACGATTAGGAGTAATTTCAATACCATCTGACATAACTCTTAAATGATATAAGTCTTTTGCTCCACGAATTACAGCTGTAACTGAAAAATAATCTTCAGGAAAATCCATATAAAATCGTTGTCCATTAATACCAATTCTAGAAGTAGTTGTTCCTGCTACTACAGTACCATTTTCATCTTCCCAAATATCTAACAAAGGAATATTACGTTCATCACGTCCTCTTAATTTCCATTTATACATCTTATCTTCATCTACATATTTTGTATCAAATTGATTCAAATATTCATCAAATAACATTCCGTAATTTACATTAAAAACATTTCTTACAACCTTATCTAAATATTGAGGTTCATCTCCGAATGCATTAACTAAATGTGTTTCTCTTGTGAGACCATTCCATGATGTCATATCATTTAATTGGAATGGATAGCTTTTGTATTTTGCCATTTTTAATTATTTATTATTTTTTACAAATATATTATATTATTTTTATAATAACAAGTTTAAAACTTCATTATAGGTGTATCTGTTTCATTATTAGCGTTTTGATTTGTAATAATATCTAAATCAATTCCAGTATTATCTTGATGTTTTGATGTTGATTTCTTTTTAAAATTATACTTTTGTTTATTAGTTTTTATAATTTCTGATAATGCATTTGGATTATCTAATAAACCATAATTGTCTAATATTGCTAAATTCAATCTATATTTATCAAAATTTTCTGATAATTTGTTATATGTTACATTATTAAATAGATTACTTCTAATACTTTCTTTTTCTTTTATTGTAATATCATGTGAGCCAAGTTTTGTTAATTCATCTAATTGTTTATTATATTCTATTGTTAAATTATCATAGTATTGTTTCTGTTGTAATTCTTGTTGTTGCTGTTGTTGTATTAATTGTTGTTTATTATTAATTTCTATCTGTTTTAATGTATTCAACGATTGTTTGCTCATTTCAGCAATTTCAGTATCGTCAAATTTACTTAATTGTTTATCAATCATATTATCATTCCAATTAGTTGTATTTCTATAATAATCTTTTACAACTTGTTTTTGTAAATCTATATTTTGAGATAACATTTTAACATCTAACTCATTATAACTATTACTATAATTATTAACAAATTGTTGTACATCTCCTCCATTTTTTACATAATTGAATAAATCTCTGTAAGTACTATTAACTTGTTCTAATTGACTTTGAACTCCTTGTTCTATTAAATCAGAATTATTTTTAAATATAAAATTAGCCAAATCATTTATATTTTCAAATGTCTGTCCCTCCGGCTTATCAGGAACTATATTGTTATCTTTAAAAAAATTATATAAACCTTCAATATCATAGTCGTCTCCATCTTCATTATTATTTGTATTATCAATCTCTGATTCCGATTGTTCATTATTTAATTGATCTGAACTTTCACTATTTGTTTGATTCAAATTAGGAGTATTTCTAATTTCTTGTTCTTGTTCTTCAAAATTAGAATTTTCATTTACTTGTATATTCATATTGTTTTGAATATCATCTCCATTTGAATCTTCATTTACATCAATGTTAATAGGTTCTATTGCCATTATTTTATTTTTTTAGTTGTTTTTTAGTTTGTTGTCTTTGAGTATTTTGTTTTTGAGTTAAATATGCTTTATGTAAATCCACATCTGATTTACGATAATCAGTTCCTTCTTTAATTTCCGCCTGTTCTAAATTACTATCAGATTTAATATTCTCTCCTTCGACCTTAGCTTCAGCTTGTATTCTAGCAACTTCTATAATACCTCTATTTTTAAGTTCTTGCAGTTGCATTTCAAATTCATGTTTTTGTTGTTCAAATTGTTGTCCTAATTCTATTAATTTTTGTTCATGTTCTTGCTTTCTTTTTTCTGCCTGTTGTTGTTGTAATACTTGTTCTTTTTCTCTCAATTTTAATTTATTTATTCTCTCACTCATACTGTTAGTTCTATACAATTCCATTATCTCTGACATTTTGATCGCACCATTTTGAGCATAGGCATGAGCTAATTGCATAAAAGTTTGTTCTGATTCTAGTTGCTTTTTAGTATTATCAATAAATATACCCATATCAATATCATTTAATATATTAGTATCAGCATCGTATAAAGCATAACTTTCACCATCAGTAATATACTGCATACGTTTATCGGTAGAACTTTTTAATACAACTTTAGCATGTTCTAAAATAGCATGCAATAATATCTTTTGTAAATCATAATGTTCTTGAAATAATTCCTCTGTAATTTTAAAAGATCTATTAATACTCTCTTGCGTTGCTCCTAATCCATCTGAAGCCATTAAATTGCCTTTTCTTTGTCTTGGAACTCCCACAATTTCATCAGCCAATTCTCTTAGATAAATCATATATTGTAATGCTTGTGAAATTGAAGAAGACAATTCTAAATCAATAGCTTGTACACTACTACCAAATTGTCCTGCTGGTTGACCTTTCATTGCTTCGTTAAAAGGATCTTCTACTACAATCCCCATTTGTTGTATCCAACTCATATATAAATCTACAGTAAATCCATATTTTTTAGGTATTTTGGATATATCTAATTTTACAAGTTTACCTAAGTTTTGAGCCCACAATTTAGATAATCTTTTACTATAAACAGTCCATTGATACTGAATAGCTTTTAAATTATCAAGTACACTTTTAACAACACTATCATTTTTAATCATTACAATTCCGATAATTGGAGCTATAACTAAACTATCATTATTCACATCTCTCATTTGTACATCACATTCTTTTTGCTCTACATAAATATCATCAACAATTCTTGTACTTTGCCAATACTCGTTTATATAAGAAGTATTCTCTAAATGTTCTCCCATTTCTTCATTAACCTCGTAATCATCAGATACTGTCTGAACTTTTTCTTCACCTGTAATTTCGTCAATATAATATAGATCATGTACTTTGCGTAATACTTTAAAATATACAGTTTTAACTAGTAGTTTACCGTTCATTATTCCTGAGTTGTAACTTATTGTTCCTGAACTAATATCTACATCTAATAATCCATCATTATTTGTCTCTTTATCCATAACCATTATTATTCCGTTCTCAGACTTAGAATTTAAACCACCTTTTTCTATTATACTATCTAGTTGTTTTTTATTTATTTCATTACCATAACTAGTAATTATTTCACCAACACTCATATATCGTTGATATACAATTGCTTCTGATTTATGTATTTCTCCACTATTTGGTAATCCGTAAAATGTTAATCCTAATGGATTTAATTTTTCAAAAACAACATTATCTTTTACAATTTCTATTTTATAAGCCTGTTCACTATTATATAACAACTCTTTCCACCCTTCTTTTGATTTCTTTTTAAAATTCAACCTTTCAATATGATCTTTCAATATATGATTAGCTAAACGTTCTCTAACATCTTGTGCATCATATTCTTTCCATTGTTTTAATTCAGCTAATCTTAATTTTTCCTCTTCTTTAGGTAATTTTGAATTTACTATATTTTGTAACTTTTTATTGATCTCTTCTTTTAACCATTTTTCTTTTTCACTTACTGCTGTTGGATTCATTACATATGCTTTAAAATTAACATTCCTTTCATATATTTCTCCTATCAATGTATTTAATGAAGGAGATATAATTGGGATTACCTCTTCATCTACAGGAATGGTATTATCAGTTTGTGGTAAGTCAAAAGGATTTAAAGTTTTATTAAAATAATCTTTGTTTAAAACACCATTTAATAAACTATAATTATTTTGTATATTTTTTAAATCCCTAATATCGTCTGATATTGCTACTTTAATATAATGATCAGTTATATTTTTAAACCATTCTTTATTTGGTTTACCTTTTGGTAAATATTTTAATTTTTTGTCCATTAAAAATTTATTTTATTTTTTGTGCAAAAATATAATTTTATTTTGAATATTTAAACGGTTTTGTCCAAAACTTAGCCTCCTCTGACTTATTAACATCATTATAACCATTTTCAATTAAGCGTTCAATCTCCTTATAAAAAATCATTGTTGCAATCAAAGCACTCACTCTATCAAAGTTGCCATCAGGGTTCCATTCAACTAATTCATCTAACAATCCTTTACTTTTAATTGTATTTAACATTAATAAATTACCACTATCATCAATTGTCTCTTTTAACCATTTCCTTATAATCGACAATCCTAATTTATTAACTCTTTCGTTAGCATTATAACCATATTTCCTTCTCCCTGTACTAACTAACATACCGTTATCATCTAATATTTGAGGTTTTAATGCTAATAAATTTTCACTATATCTATTAATAAAATAAGTATATAAACCTTTGATATTATTCTCATACATTATGGTAGCATTATAATATAATGCTAATCTTCTTACATTTTCATAAAAAGTATCTGCCATTTCCGGACGACCTGTATATTCTGCTACAATTTGTTTACTTATACTATTCATAACAAAACAACTTCCTAATGAAAATTTATCTTGATTTATTTCATTAAAGTCAAAATCTATTGGATCTACGCCGATGATATATCCATAAGTTGTTTCTTTAATAGCATCCATTGGTTGAGCAAATATTTCAATTCCTCCTGTTATATTAAGTTTTGAAGGATTATGTCCTTCAATAATATTAACAGTATTATCCTCCACCCACAATACATCTCCAGAAGTATTTATAATTAAACGACCTCTATGCGTATCACTAAATTCTTTATTTGTCGTAACATTAATTTGTTGTTCTTTTAACATTTGTCTTGGAAACGGACTACCTGATGTTCTTAAAATAGCCTCCTCTGGAGTAATTGGTTGTTCCGCCTTAGTTCGTAAAATAGTATCTATATCAGCACCACTATTTGTTAATAATGTTCTTTCCTCTAATATCTTTTCTTTTGCCATTAGTATATCACTATTACCTTGATTATCATAAAATCCTTCTCTATTAACATATTCTGGTTGAAACCATCCTACTTCATTATTACTTGCTCCTGCGGTCCATAGATTAGATACACCCTGTATATCATATACTTTAGGTTCATAGAATAGTTTACGTAATCCTTCAAAACTGGCTCCTTCATGTCCACCTGTACCAAATGCAACTCTTAACCCATAAGTAATATTTCCTTGCATTACTGAAGGTTTTGATACAATCCAACTCTCTAATAATTTTTTAAAACTACCAGCTTCTTCATATAAAATTAGTTTAGCTCTTTTCCCTCTTGACGCCGCAGATCCTTGATTTAAAGTTTTACCTATAATTTCTGATAAAAACCCACTCTCAATTTCAACACCATTTTCATTCTTTACCATACTAGCTCTCCTATGATGTTCTGTGTTCTTTTTTTGTTTCTTTTTTGCAAAAGGAGTATGCTCATCAAGAAAAGACATTTGAGACCAAGCTTTAGTTAATACACCATCACCTCCTACTAAATATTCATCATCTCCAGCATATATTATACTTCTACTACGAGGTATTAAATAGAAATTTCTATTAACCATAGATGCAGCCTTCCAAGAAAATCCTCTTCCTCTACATTTTATAACAACCGCACTTAGACCATGTCTCTCAGCCTCTTCTAAATATTTAAAATAAAATAGATCACCATCCCAAAAATAAGGTGTCTCTACAACCCGTTCTCCTCTAGCAATTTTACTTCCATCATTATTTTCAACACTATCTATAATTTTAGTTAATTCTATTGGAGCATAATTGATATAAAAATAATTATATCCTGTTACCCATTCGTTTCCATCTAAATATCCATATATACTTCTTCTAATTTCTTCTCTCCAGAATTTCATATATTTTGATTGAGGATGAGAATTTTTTACATAATCTGTATATTTTCCATTCTTTACATAATCAATTCCTCTTTGTTTAAAAATATCAGAATTGTATAATTTATAATCTCCTTTTAACCATTTCTCTAATAGGTTACCAAACTTTCGTTCCTGAACATAATCATTCATATATTTCTCACCATATTTATCTAATAAGATTTTACTATCATATATATGAATATCATTTTTTAATGAAAAATGATACAATTGTTCAATTTCCAATAAAGATAAATTATATCTAAATGCTATTTTTTTGTATCGTTCTTTATTCATAATTATTAAAATAAATCATTTAATAGATTTTCATCTTCAAACATTCCTTCTTCACCTCCACCTCTTATTTTACTACTATTTATTTTCTTATTAGCTTTTACTTTACTTATAACCTCTTCTATTTCAAGATAATGCTTTAATGCTAATTTACTTGTATCTAGTATATTTTTAAGATTGTGTACAGGCTTTCCGTTTGCGTCTCGTTCATCTAAATCAATATCATCTAAATATTGTTTTATTTTCATCATTGTTCCCATACTAGTATCTAATAACATTTCTGCCGCAGTTTTAGGATAGCGTTGTTTATATTTTTTTAAAGCTGTTAAAACTAAATCATTTGGTATCCAATCACTATTTTCTCCATAAATATCCTCTATTATAATTTTTTCTCTTTGTTTTAAATCAGTATAATCTCTCCATATATTATCTTTTTCTCCACTAGACATTCCATATATATATGTTAACTCTGCTCTAGCATGTTTTTTATCTTTTGTTTTATCTCTATTCCATATCTTTTTAAATTCCTGTATAGATAATAATAAAGGATTTATTGTTATGTCTTTTCCATTAAATTCAAATAATGAGTTCATTTTTCTTATTTTTTATTTTTATTAGCAAGAATTATATTTTTCATACTATTATTATTCTTTTTTAAAGATCTGAAAGAACCTAATTTACCAACTGTTATTTTTAATATACTATCTACAAAATTATATTTTACAAGATAATCTTTCATTTTTCTTCGTATATGCCAGAACATATGTCGATATATTTTACTCGCTATTTTAGGGTCAAGATTTAATTCTTCACTTCGTTCTTTTAATAAAAGATAAAAATTATCTGAGTTGTATCGTTTTTCCATCTAGTATTAATTTTTTAGGTTTATCTTTTTTTGTAATATAATATAACTCATATAAAGGAATATTATCTCTAAAATGATTAAATCCAATGATAGAATATTTTTTCTTTCTTACGAATCTTCTTCTGTTTTTAGAAACTCTATCATCAATATATTTTATAACACAATATAACTTATTGTATTTTAGTGTTAACATATCAGCATAATTCATAGCAGTATCTAAATTATAAGGTTTTTCATCTAATATAACTCTTATGTCTAAATCAGTAAGTTTTATATTCATTTTAAATATTATTTTGAAGTTTATATTCAATTAATGCTTTTTTAGTTAAATCAGCAGTATATGGTAATTTATTTTCTTTTTTAATAGATAATGGTGTATAAAATTCAAATGTACCATCACTCTTGATTTGTATAATAATTCGATTGTTTTTAGGTATTGGTTTATGATATAACTCACTATATATATCTAATTGTATTGAATTTTTATTTAAGGCTTTATTTTTAATATTAAATGGTTTTGATAATTTACCGTAACCTTTATGCATATCTTGAGTTGTTTTCCAATCTCCTAACGCATATTCTTTTGTTACTTTATGTTGTAATATTAAATCAATACTTCCTGCTAACATATATTCTGTATTATAAACTATTTCTTCTTGTGAAACAATCTTCCAATTTTCTTCTAATTTTTTAATTGCTTTTACAATAGCTTTTTCATACCCTGTTTGCGGTTTTGTTGTTCTATCAAGAATATATAATTCTGCAAAAGCATGTGCTGCTGTTCCATTAGAGGAAGCACGTTCTCCTTGTATTCTCCAGTACTTCCTTAATATAATTGGATTAGTTATACCTTTCTTCTCTTTAATATTCTTTTTAGACTTTGTATTAGAGGCAAATAATGGATTGAAAGGTTTTGTAAATCCTTTAATAAATTGTGTTACACTAGTTAAATGATTTCCTTCATAAGTATAAGTATGTGGTATAGGGTCAAATTCTACTTTTTTATCTTTACTATAGAAATCATTATCTATTGGTTTCTTAAAAGCCATATTTTAATTTTATTTATTTATTAAATACTAATTACTTTTGCAATGATACAAGTTTAATTCTAAAATACCAAATAAATAACACAAAACTTATTCAAATTTTAATTAAAAAACATTTTACATGTAATTATATAAGAAATTATTTAAACCTCTAAAAACAACCTTATTTTAAGTTTATATACATATAATATTTTAATGAAATTATTAGAGGTTATTTGGTAAAGTTAAAAATTTTTTTATTTTAAAAAGAAATATAGTATATAT